GGTAGACTTCGCTTCCCAAACATGAGGAGTTTTATCTATGACAATAATCCCATCCTGATGACCACGTAGCCAGTACATATCCTGAAGTGCGAACTGTTCTCCATTCTCTGCCTTGTCAAATAATTCAACGCCTGCTGCTTTTAGTCTTGAGATAAGTACATCTTCAGAGTGATGACCATCTGCAAAGTGCGATTCCGATTGGTAGTTTGTTTTTGGGTCGAATGCGTGTCTAAACTCAAGCCACTGTTTTCTGTTGCAGTGAGTGCCGAATGTAGACATGCCAAGGTACGTTCTACGCTGTTCAGGCTTATCTTCCATTGCCTTCCACATCTTTTCTAGTACGTTTTTATGCTTCATAAAACCTCCATAAAAAAGGAGGCAATAAGCCTCCTTGATATTTAAATTAAATCAGACTACTTACGTGCAAATGCGTTTGTATTCTGTTGTGTAAATCCACTAGCCTGACCGCCAAATCCGCCTTGTACTGGCTGAGCTTGTTGTGCAGGTTGTTGAGCTGCTTGCTGCAATGGTTGGCTTGAACCACCAACACCGGCCATCGGCTTGTAGTATGAAGGCTTAGCATCTTTCTCTCCAGATCCGTCATTCTTGTCAGCCAGTTTGGTTTTAACAACTAACATCTTCTGAATCAGGTTTGTTGGATCAGATGCCTGCTCTGGCGTTAAACCAGCAGCTTCACACAACTTAGCGTAGTTGATCTTTCCGAAGTTTCGGTTATTGCCGTTATTGTCTTGGCGAATAACCTCAGTCTGACCATCTGACTCAAAAATAACAAAGTTATCAAACAACTTGCGATTATCAAACTGTTGGTGATTTACAATTGATAGTTGAACTGAAACACCCCATTTACCTGACTTGTATTGCTTGTACTCAGCATTCTCTACAATGATAGGATAGTCACCATTTGGAATTGGTGCGTATGAGTTGTTTTCTTCCTGTGCTTGTTGGTAAGCGTCTGTCATATTTATCATAAAGTATATTCCTCTTGTTTGTTGATTGTTGAGACTGATAATACCAGCCTCATTTCATTTGTCAAATACTAATTAGTCTTGTTTGCTCCAAGAGCTCATTAATAAGTTTAAGTCCATAGGCATCTCAAGCGGCAATGGCGGATTAGATCGCGTTTTAGCCATGAAAGCAGGCATTTCGTTTGTGTACAAAATACGAGGACTCTCATTGTTAATAACCTTGTTTTCCTTCTGACCCATTTTGCCGTCAATTTTACGAACGATTGTTTTGTAGTTTGCAAACAAAACACCATCGCAATTCTTTTGCAGGTAACCAACAGCATCCCTATGAAGCTCTGGAATCCATCGATCATAAGGTTCATTGTCTGGCACATTAACGTTCTTAACTTGTGAGTGACCAATCATCCAGACGTTGATATTAAGATCATTGCGAATCGTCTCAAGCATAGAGAAAAAGTGCTGCCATTTCTTTAGTGCTCGCTTGTATCCACCACCAAAACCAAAATCTTCGATGTTCTTTTTGACGTTACCCTTGTCATCACCTTCTGCACACACCACATCCCAAATCAAAGGCTCAAGTGCAGAAACAGAGTCGACAACTAAGTTGCTGATTGGGAATTTCTCACCGTTGGTTTTAGCTTCGATGCCAGCCATGTAAACCATCTCAAGCACACCAACAACTTCACCGTAATCTTGGAGTTTTACTCGACCATCATCAAACTGATACTGAGCAACATCAAGTTCACCGGTACCATCTTCGATTGGTACGAAGTAAGCGTCTGGCAGTAAACTGCACTGAGTTGACTTACCAATACCTGGGACTCCATAAAACAAGAAAATCTTTGCGTGATCTCGCTTGCCTTTTTTTACATTGTCAAAATTAAAACTCATATTTGTTTATCTCCTATTTTAATTGAACCGCGAATATTATCATATTTTCCAATTGCCATGTCATTCCTCCTCCGCTATAAATTTACTCGCATATATTCTATGCGGCTTTCTTCCCCTTCCACCATTATCATCCTCAACCTGAATAATCTTCTGTGCGTCAATCAACAGATATTGGTAGATTTCGTTTCGAGTCTTGCCATCACAGGATTTGAAAGGATGTAGCTTGTTAAGATCTCGCTTTAGTACGCCTTCACTCCCAAATCTTTCAATCGTATCGTAAGCCTCTTTGTATCGCTTGTCAAATTGAGATTCGATCATCTCCATGCCAATGTAATCAATTATCTGCTCGAACGTATAATCAACAAGCGCAATTGCAAACTCAACACTTTCAAGAGTTACCTTATCGCTATAAGGATTCATTGATAACTCGTATGAAAGCGCAATTCGCATTGCCTTCTCTCTGTTGCGCACAATCATATTCTCAAGTCGATGTTGTCGCAACTGCTTCTTGCGATTAAGAATACTTACCTCGTACTTATCAAGTCTATTCATTGCATCCTTTGCAAACTCAAGAACAATCGGATCAAGTGGTCGCTCATAATTATTTCTGCCTTGTCCGTTCTTACCTTTATTCTCGTGCATGATCCTACGCTCAATGGTTTCAATCCAAGACAAGATGCTTTGCGGAACTGGAGTGCTCTTAGCTTTCTTGTTCATGAGCTGATCGCCTTCTTGAGCAAACAAAACCATGAATCGATTTAAGAATCCATCCTGAATCATCATTCGATTCATCGAGTCAGCAAGCTTGTCTGGAGTGGTCATACCAAGAAGTCCAACACTAGGCTTCTGAATGATAATCCTTGTCTTGCTGTCCTCAACGCCTTCCTCGCCCTTCAAGATCTCACGTAAGTTTGTAAACGAGTCTGATGCGTATGTCGTGTCGTGCTTGCTAAATAGCTCCATCCAAGATTTAACTTCGTTGATCTTATTCTCCGACACGTTCTTGGCTCCGATGATCTGCATCCAGTGAGCCATTTCATCTTTGACAAACAAGCATCGTGGATCACGATACAGCTCTGTGACGATTGCAGACTTGCCGGTTACTTCACCTTTGATCAGCGCCTCTTGCCTTGCTGCATACATGATCTTTGAGATTGCAGTGTATGGATACTCCTTGCCACTACCAGTCTCCGCAACAGTCATCAAATACAATGGCGTATAGTTATCATAATCCGTTGTAAAGTCTCGGCCTGTTATCGTCCCACAAAAAGCCAAGGCTGCCGATATTGACGGCATATACAGCGGGTACTTTGCAGTCGATACAATGTAGCTGACAACCTCACCCATGACACCCTTGATTGATCGCAAACACTCAGGGACATCTTTTATCTCAAGTGCTTCGTCTGTCGAATACTTTTTTAGTACAATTTTCTCCGACTCTTTTTTTATGGCGAACTTGCTGAGGTCAATTTCATTTGCGTATGATTGCTCCCATCCATTCTCATAAGCCAGTCTGAAAATAGTCCCTGCTGTTCTTGGGTTTGAGTTATTTGGAATGCGAGTAAACGAGTCCCATTTCTTACTCATTAGGGTTCCATCATGCTTCTGTGACTTCTCACTCCAGTCCTCCCATAGAGCATACCCACGAAGGCTCCCTGATGTCTCGTAAGCCAGTCCCATACCGATGTTTAGCCAAGTATCATAGTCAGTGTTGTCGTCATTAGGTATGGCTGCTAATGCGCTTTTAAGGTCGTCCAGTGACGATGATCCAGCCTCGTAAGCAGAGTCAAGTACAATGTCTTGACGCTCAACTAAGTTCAGTAAACATTCTGGAGCCTGACCAACAGATTTTGGATCTGACTTAGAGTGCTCTATAAACTCGTATGGGAATCCGCTCTTGTGATAAGACCCACAACCAACAACAAATGAGCCTTTGCTCAAAAAATCAATGCCTTTGATTTCTGGTAAATTCTTCACTGTGTTTACGGTTGTTGGCTTCTTGAAGAAGAAGTGCTTTCCGCCACTACCTGTTTTTACTGTGAGTGTCGATTCCTTCTCAACATCGATACCAAGAACTTCATTGAGCTCCTTTATTGCGTTGAGATTGTTTCTAGGATCAAAGTCAACGACAAGATCATCCTCTTTTAGTATGAGTCCGTATGACTGCTCAAACACTCTGTTCTCAATAAGCGATTCAACCTCGCTTGGCGCTGGCATTTTTGCAGATGACCAATTACCAATGCGTGGGTGCTTGTATTGATTCTCGCAGTCTGGGTTTCCGCATTTACACTTGCCTTTGTCATCGACTCCACGGATCAATAGGATATGGTATCCTGCCTCAGCAAAATCCATTATGTTTTCGTGCATGGTGTCTTCGTTAAAATTATCTCTCAAGTTTACCTCTCTCATTGTCGCGTAAGTCCGAGAATCTCTTTTATCTCGTTGTGATCTTTTTCGAGCCAGATATTATATACCGGAACGCCATGTGCATAAGCTATAGCAACCGCAGTTGCTGTACCACCTTTCACACGAGTACGTTTATCTGGCTCAGCCCAACAAACTAGCACTTGGCTTGGGTTGTTAAGCTCAAAACCAAGAACCTGAAACACGTTTCTTGTATGCAAAAGTTTGGCTGCTGGACTACACTTGTCCCAAGCTGGATGATGTATCGACGCAATATACTCTGCTTCCTTGTGCGTGTAAAGTGTTTTCGAGTTTACGTATACGCCATTCTCGTCAGACCTTCCGTTGAAGTTATTCCAAGGCAAGTACACGTTATGGTTTGATCCAGCTCCAAGCTCAAATGCTGTATCGCATCCGGTAGCTCCACCTGAGCGAAGAACGATTAGCTTTTTGCTCATAGCCTCTGCAATCTGCTTGCAGTCCTGAAAACCTTTGTCAGTTACGTTTCTACTGCCGACACCGGTATAAAACTCGGTCATAGTGGAAGTCCGATGAATGGGTTTGGCTTGATGCTAGCTGACTCGCACGCCGTAAAATCAACCGCAAACCAATTGTCTTTCAGCTCGATGATATTAATCTCCACTGGCGCAAGCATCTGATCATCTCCGCAAGTATTTTGTGTTGTCGATACAGCATCCAGATCGCCTTGAGTCTCAAGTATTGCGACCAGTGTATGAATTATCTCTGATATTTTCATTGCAAACCTCCTATCTCGATTATATTGCTTGATCCGCAAAGCGGGCATCTCATTTCGTTGTGATTTATATCAACGTACTTGCAGCATGTCAAGCACTTTACGGTTATCGTGTCGTCAATCAGATCGGGCTTGGACTTCTCGGTATGAAATCCAGCACCGGATGTTTGTGCGTGTTTGGCGACGAAGTTGTTTTTCATGGTTGCTCCTGTGATTCGTTTTTCAGGAGAGTACCTGAATGGATTGCTGATGTCAAGTTTTGTATTCTGAGGAATAAAAGGATTAAAAATAGGGAGTAATACTACTGGGGGTGGTTGGATAGTTAGTAGTAACTATTATATATATTATTTTAATTAATTAATTATATATATATTACTATATACCCTTCTACTATGCCGTCTCGAACGGTGTTTTATTTAAGGAGGATTTACTCTCCTTTTTTTCTCCTTTTTTAAAAATCGATCCTTTTATTCTGGATTTGACAACTGAAACGGTTGGTGTAGGATTCGTCGAAATAGTTTTCGAGGTGTGGATATGAAGTTTTTAGGGGTTGACCCAGGCGCTAGTGGTGCAGTCTCAGTTTTCGATGATCTCTCGTTCCTTGGCGTAATGGATCTCTCTCATGAGGTTGTTTCTGGCGAGAAGATGTTTGACTTGATCTCTGTGCGAGATGAGATTATTGAGATTGCTGGTGGCCAAATTGACATGGTGTTTATTGAGAAGGTTGGGGCGAGATCAGCGCAAGGCGTCAAGTCAATGTTCTCGTTTGGTGAGCGTTTCGCTGAAGTCAAATGTCTTGGTTTGACATTGACGAAAAACGTAGTATTCTTAACACCGCAATCTTGGAAAGCATCCGCTGGCTTGATTGGTCAAGATAAGAACATGAGCGCAAAGAAATGCGCAAAGCTGTATCCTGACTTAGCTGATTCGTTTGTTCAAGCAAACAGCAGGTGCAAAGATGGGTTTAAGTATTTCGATGGTCGCGGTGATTCTGCGCTAATCGGGTTAATGGGTTACAAGAAATTCAAGAAGGAGAAGTTATGACAAAGTTGGTAACTGGTAAGTACGGTGCTTTTACGAAGGCAAGGAAAATGCCAGTAGGTGGTTTGATTTTCGCAGCGTACACAGGAGAGAGCGTTATTTACGTTACGGATCTTGCGAAAGATGCTCGCAATGCAATGTTCTCCTACATGGGAATGTTTCAGGATCTATTTGACAGCGTTGTGCTTAGCGATATGCTTATGAAGTTCCCAAGCGGAGGCAGCATTCGGTTTACCTCACTTGATCGAGGAAACGACAGCTTGCGTGGATTGATGGCTGATTTTTATGTGATGGATGGCGAGTGATTTATGACTAAGCAGTATTTGGATTTATGCAAGCGAATCCTAGATGAAGGCCATTGGGTTGAGAACGAACGCACTGGGAAGCGCTGCCTTACGGTTATTAATGCCGACCTAACTTACGATGTTGAGGCAGGAGACTTTCCGCTTGTGACGACTCGAAAGAGCTACTGGAAGGCTGCAATAAGCGAGA